TTACTACCCGGCAATCAATGCCTCGCGACAGCAGGTGGTTCGACACCTGACGCAGGTAGCTGCTTCCGGTGTGCAGCTCGTCAATGTCACCCCAACCGAAACCACGCCCGCGGTGGTGCTGGCCTACCGGCGATTCGGCGATGCTACCCGTGAGGGCGAGATCGTCCAGCGCAACAAGATCAACCACCCAGGCTTCGTGCCCGCCGTACCCATTCAGGTAGCCAGGGAGTAACCGCATGTCCGACCCGAAGACGGCCGTGACCCTGACCGTCGACGGGCTGGATTATTCCGGCTGGACCTCGGTCGAGATCAGCGCGGGCCTTGAGCGTCAGGCGCGCAGTTTCAATATCGGCATCACCTGGAAGTGGCCAGGCCAGAACGTGTTGCGCCCGGTCAAGCAGGGCGCCCGCTGTGAAGTGCGCATCGGCAGCGACCTGGTCGTGACCGGCTGGGTTGATGCGACGCCGATCAGCTACGACCATGAGACGGTCACCACATCCATTGCCGGCCGCTCATCCACCGGCGATCTGATCGACTGTGGCGCGATCAATCAGCCCGGCCAGTGGAAGGGGCAGACCGTGCAGGCCATCGTTCAGGCGCTGGCCAGCCCCTACGGGCTGACAGTCAAGAGCGAAATTGCGGCGACCAGCGGCTTGACTGACCACACCATCGAGCCGGGCGAGACGGCGTTCGAATCCATAGACCGTCTGCTCACCCTCTACCGGGTGTTCAGCACTGACAACGCCCAGGGCAATGTCGTCCTTGCTCAGGTTGGCAGCGCTGGCCGCTCGGCCGAATCCCTCGAACTGGGCCGCAACATACTCAGCGCTGATGCGGCTTTGGACTTTACGCGAGTGTTCTCCGAATACCGCGTGGTCGGACAGCGTTCGGTCAGCGATGACGAAACTGCCCAGGCGGCCACCGAGGTCAACAGCTCCGTCACCGATCCACGCATGACACGCAAGCGGGTGAAGGTCATTCACGAAAGCGGACAGCTGAACGAAAAATTGGCTGCCGACCGGGCGAACTGGGAGCGCGGCACGGCAGTGGGCAAGGCGCTTGAGACAACCTATGAGGTGCAGGGGTGGCGGCAGACCAACGGTGCGCTGTGGTTGCCCAACACCATCGTGCGCGTCGTGGATCCAGTGATCGGCTACGACCGCGACATGCTCATCGCCGAGGTGACCTACACGCTCAGCGACCAAGGAACGATCTGCCGTCTTCGCGTTGGCCCGCCCGAGGGTTATCTGCAAGAGCCCGACGACCCGCACAAGAAGCGCAAGGCCAAGAAAACCGACTCCGTCGAATACCTCCTACCTGCGGACTACCAAGACAAATGAGCCGACTGATGAACATGCTGACGCGCGGCGTTGTGGCCCTGGCCAACTCCGCCGGCAAGATACAGCGCCTACAGATGCGCCTGACCCACGGCGAACTCAAGGACGGTATGGAGCACTTGGAGCCCTACGGTTTCACCAGTTGCCCACATGTGGGCGCTGAGGGTCTGGCCGCTTTTCTGGGCGGCGACCGCTCCCACGGGGTGGTCATCGTGGTTACAGATCGTCGTCATCGGTTTCAAAACCTGAAACCCGGCGAGGTGGCAATCTTCACCGACGAGGGGGATTTCATCCACCTGAAGCGGGGCAGGGTAATTGATATCGAGACTGACACCCTCAACGTCCGCGCAGGCACTGCAGTCAATTTCGATACGCCTCTGATTACCCAGTCCGGGAGGATTGTCAGCCAGGGTGACCAGATCGCCGGCGGTATCAGCCAGATCAAACATCTCCACACAAACGTTCAATTTGGTAACTCGCAGAGTGGTCCGCCGGCGCCTGGCGGTGCGGCATGACTGTGCTCATCGCTGACGACGTGGAGGTCAGCCTGCGCCGCGCGGTGGAGATCAGCCTGTTCACCTGGCGGCGGGCCAACGCCTCGGACCAGTTGGAGGACGATGAGCGCTACGGCTGGTGGGGTGACAGTTTTCCGCTGGTCGCCAATGACCGCATCGGCTCGCGTCTTTGGCTGCTACGGCGCCGCAAGCTGACCACTGAAACCATCGGCGCTGCCGTAGCGTATGCGCAGGAGGCGCTGAAGTGGCTGCTCGATGATGGACACGTCACCAACGTGCAAGTACTCACAGAACGATCCGGCCACTACCGGCTGAACCTGGGCGTGTCCCTCACGCTGCCCGCGGGCGAGACCCTCGACATTTATCCCAACGAACATTGGCAGGTGCTCTATGCCGTTTGAAACTCCGACCCTGCCCGTACTGATCAATCGCACTGCTGCCGACCTAGCCAGCGATGCATTGCGCCAATCGGACGCGCAAGTGCTGGCCCGCGCTGTGAGCGGCGCCGCCTACGGCCTCTATGGGTACCTCGACTGGATCGCCAAGCAGATCCTGCCTGACACTGCCGACGCCACCACGCTCGAGCGCCAGGCCCTGCTCCGACTTGAAACGCCTCGCATCGCTGCCAAGAGCGCTACCGGTACGGCCAGCTTCCAGGCGTCGGCAGGCTCTATCCTGGACGCTAACCTGGTGGCACAGGCAAGTGACGGGCGCCAGTATCGGGTGGTGGCGGCGGTCAATCCGGTGTCAGGTACCAACACCGCAAAGCTCGAGGCGGTCGACGGTGGGGCGCTTGGAAATGCGTCAGTCGGCCTGGCGCTGAAACTGGTACAGCCGGTGGCTGGCATCGATGAAACGTTCACGGTCCTAGCCCCTGGCATCACTGGCGGCAGCGATCAGGAATCGATCGAGTCCCTGCGCAGCCGCGTCATCCGCAGCTACCGAGTGATCCCGCACGGTGGCAACGCCGAAGACTATGTGACGTGGGCGCTGGAGTGCGCAGGCGTAACGCGCGCATGGGTCGTCAAGAACTACATGGGGCCCGGCACGGTAGGCGTGTTTTTTGTACGCGACGGTGACGCCTCGATCATCCCCGATGCCAACGAGTTGGCGACGGTCAAGGCCTACATCAGCACCAAAGCGCCCGTAACGGCCGAAGTGTATGTGCTGGCGCCCGTGCTCAAACCCATCAACTACAGGCTCAAGATCACACCTGATACCACAGTCGTCCGGGCTGCCGTTGCAGCCGAGCTGGCCGACCTGCACGAGCGGGAGGCCGGCTTGGGCGAGACCTTGCTGATCAGTCACATCCGGGAAGCCATCAGCAGCGCCGAGGGCGAAATGGATAACTTGGTCTCCAGTCCGGCATTTGACGTCACCGCCAAGGCGAACGAGCTGCTCACCGTGGGGGCCTTCACATGGCTTTAAGGACGGCTGAACAGTACCTTTCACAGCTTTCTGCGCTGCTGCCGCAAGGACCTGCCTGGGATATGGAGCGGCTGCCTGAGCTTGCTCTGGTCCTGCGCGGGATCGCTCAGGAGATGGCGCGCATCGACGCGCGCGCCGGGGCGCTGAAAAGCGAGATGGATCCCGCACTGGTCTTCGAACTGGTCCCCGATTGGGAGTCGGTGATGAATTTGCCGGACGAATGCCTGGGTAGTTCGCCGGCGTTCGCCGATCGCCAGCTCGGTGTTCAGCAGCGACTCATTGCAGTCGGGGGGCAGACCGCCTCGTTTTTCATCGCCATTGCCAAAGGGCAAGGCTATCCCAACGCCACGCTCACCGAACTCCGAACGCCGCGTTTCGGACGTTCGCGAATGGGCTCTGGTCATTTCGGGACCTGGAATGCTCAGTTCATGTGGACGCTGAACACCGGCGGCCGCCAGACGCTGGGCCGCCGTTTCGGCGTCAGCTACTGGGGTGAGCGCTTTGGTGCTAACCCTGGCAGCGCCCTGGAGTGCCTGATCAGGCGGGCAGCTCCAGCCCATACGCTTGTGCACATCAATTACAGCTGAGGAAATAAAGTGGATTACCCAAAAAGTGTGCCCAGTGTCGGGCTGGTGGGCGGGAAGTTCGTCGACGAAAATCAGGCGACCGGTGTCGTTGGTTCGCTCATTCCATCCCAGTGGGGCAATGCCGTCACCGATGAAATGTTGGCTGTGATCAAGGCCGCCGGGCTCGCTCCCGATGAAGCTAACAACGGCCAGCTGTTGGCTGCGCTGCAGGACATGCTGCGAAAATCCGCGGGGCGCTTGCTGCGCACCAGCATCTACACGCTGATTGCTGGTGTGCAGATGGTTTCGGTGAACGGGGGGGCTTTCACTGCAGTCGGGGCTGGCACCTGGAATCCGCTGGCCGACACCAAGGCCATTGAATACGAGGTGATGGCCGGCGGAGCCGCAGGCGCAGGTTGTGCGGCAGCAGGCTCAAACCAGATATCGATTGCAGGCGGCGGCAGCGGCGGCACCTATGCACGTGGCTATTTAGCTTCGGGCATTCCAAGTGCGCTTGCCGTAAGCGTCGGCGCGGGTGGGCTTGGCGTAGCAGCAGCACCTGGACAGCCGGGAGGATCTTCGTCTCTTGGTTCGCTTATCACCTGCCCCGGTGGTACCAGCTCGGCCATGGGGAGCACCATCGCCCCTGGCACAACGCCGTTTATTGCTGGAGGTATAGATCAGTCGTTGCCGCCCAATGGTACATATCAGTATGCAGTCAGGGGAGGCGAAGGCGTCTATGGAGCCTTTTTCTCCTCAGGCGGGTTTGTGTCTGGGCACGGAGGTGGCTCCGCATACGGCCCAGGAGGGGCACCAGTGAGTTCTTACTTAAATGGGAAAAACGCCGTCAATTATGGCGCTGGCGGCTCAGGATCTTTGACCACGTCTGGTAACGGAGCAACAGTTGGCGGTAGTGGAAAAGAAGGCATTGTCATCGTCCGGGAGTATGCATGATGAAAAGCTACGCACGCATTGAAGATGGCATCGTTCAAGAGATCATCCTCCCGGCCACTTATGGGGAGGATGATCCTAGCGATTCCCCAAGCTACAAGGCCGGTGACGAGATCCCAATAGAGAGCCGCTACGCCAGCGAGTTTGTCGCAACACTGGTGGATATCACCGGGCTGGAGCCTATGCCGAGTTGGTACTGGATGTATGATGGCAAGAATTTTCAACCCTACCAGCCCCCTAAGAAGACGACTGCCGAGATTCTTCAGGCCAACACCCAAACACGTGATGCGCTGCTTATTCAAGCTTCGAGAGCAATTGCGCCGCTTCAATATGCCGTCGATTTGGAAGACGCCACCGACGCTGACGTGTCTCTTTTGAAGAAGTGGAAGCAGTACAGCGTGGCGGTTAACCGGGTGGCTTTGAGTGAACTTGATCCAATGTGGCCTCACCCTCCAAGCTGAATCATTGCAAAAAACCAATGCCCGGTTAACGCGGGCTATTAGATGCAGCTTCAGCAAGAGCAAAAGGTGGGCAGGTTTTTAGGATATGGAAACGCTAGGCTAGATCGGCCTTTTTACGAGCCGACCTGATGTCCCAAAAGAAAAGTATTACTCGGGGCGCAGGAACCAGATTTTCTTTTCAGTTACATACTGCTGTGCAAAGTCTGGGAACGTCTTAACGAAAAAGCTTATGTCTGTATCCTCGGAAAGAGTTCGATCAAGCTTGTAAGATCTTGATATCTCACTCCATGGAGTGGCAATGCCTGCCGCCAGTATTACTGCCGACGATATCAGACGGATCCTGCTGCGTTCCTGAAGGGAAACAATCATGCCTATTATCAGCGCTGCCAAGGCAGGCTTTGACGCATTCATTGCCAGATCGTTATAAAGTCCTAACTGAGTGAGTGGGAGAAACGCCAGAATGGCGATAGAGATGTACGTGATAGGCGTTCTTGAAACCTTAGACGAAAGCGCGATCATACTGATTGGAATGACTTCAAGTGCAAGGAAAAGGACATACCCGGTAAAGGTAAAGCACGGCTCGCCTGGGGTCTTAACGAGGCACGGGTTGTTCCAAACCCAATGACTCGGAATCTTTTCGACGTCAAAGGTTAAGTAATAGCAGATGAATACCGAAAGAATGGCTACTGCTACGAGATGGGCAATCTTAATGTCAGCGGTCCGGAATTCTCGATGCACAAGCGTAAGAAGCAGATAAGGCGCGATCCCAAGAGCGGCAAACGGCGACCAGAGCAAGCATGACAGCAATACTAGGGGTGAGACAAAAAGCTTCTGCTCGATCGTAGGGCGCCGTATCACATACGCCATGGCAATCCATGCCGGCAAAGTGCTCTGAGGCGCCCAGAAGACTGATGTGATGGTTGAGCTGTATTCGACCCAGCCTGCCCACCACTCCAAATGGTTAATGTTGCCCCGCTCAAAGCCTGTGATGCTGTAACCAATCAAGTCAGCTCCGCTGAAAAGCAAGAATATAAAAGGGGCCGCATAGCGAAGTGCCGAGCTTCTGATAATAGCTGATAACTGACTTAGGAAAATAAATAAGCCAAGTGACAACCAGGCTGCAATTATCAGGCCGTGGGAAAATCCAAACACCTTCTCAGCGAACGCGGGAACAATATATGCCCCGATATAATAACGTAGCGTAAAGCCCTGCTCTGCAATAGTGCTGTGTCTTGTCAGTTCATTTAATATTGCGTAGTGCTTGTACCAATCCCCGTTTACATACAGTGGTCCGGCCGCGCCACTTGCTAAAACGACGGCGATGGAGATGGTTGCATTTAGTAAAATTAGGCCTTTAGATGACGGGTTTGATGATTTATTCATCCTTATGCGGCTGATGCAATAGAGTAGGAAGAAGACTGCTGGAATCGCAATAAATGGGATGGTGTAAAACCCAAAGAAAAAAACTACCGGCAATATTAGATACAGGAAGCCTGCAAAGTCGCTGTAGATGTATCTTTTGGCTCATTTTTAGTGTGATGTTCAAATTATACATACTTCCCTGATATCAAAGTTGGGCCGGATTTTGAGTCGAGCGATTGTACACGCTCGGCACGATATGACCCATAGGCTCAATCAACCACATGCAATACCACCCGCCATCGAGCGGTTTTTTTTCGTCCGGAGAAAAGCATGAAGACCTCACCGAAGGGTATCGCCCTCATCAAGTCCGCCGAAGGGCTGCGGCTCAAGGCCTACCCCGATCCCGGTACCGGCGGCGTGCCCTGGACGATCGGTTACGGCAGCACAGCCGGTGTCACCCGGAACATGGTCATCACCGAAACCAGAGCCGAGCAGATGCTGGCGGCCGACCTGGTGCGGTTCGAGCGCATCGTGGAGCGTCTGGTGCGGGTGCCGCTCAACCAAGGCCAGTTCGATGCGCTTGTGTCGTTCACCTACAACGTCGGGGAGGGCAATTTCACTAAGTCGACGTTGCTGCGCAAGCTGAATGCCGGTGATACCGCTGGCGCCGCCGAGCAGTTCTCCCGCTGGGTCCATGCAGGCGGGAAGGTGCTGCCGGGCCTAATAACGCGCCGCGCCGCTGAGCGCGCGTCGTTTCTGGGTCCCGCGTGACCTGAACAGCAATACACAACAATCATGCGCTCCACTGCGCGGCTTTACAAAGGTGACCACCATGGCAGCATACACCGTTCAAAAAACGTTCCCCTGGCGCTGGTCCAATGCGCCTGTCGTGATAGCTGCTGTAATCAAGACGGGCACGATTCTCGTTGAGAAGCCGGTCGGAGATACGTGGGTCCCGGCCTTCACATTCACGGAAACGAGCTGCCAGGCCCTTTGGCTGGGGCGCGGTTTGTTCCGAGTCACTCCCACTGGGAACGCCGTCTATGAGACCGATGAGCAATGACGGTCACGGTGGGCAATGGGGTCATTGCAGGGGCAGGCCTCAA